GCTTTAGGAGCATAAGCATCTTTCTCCCAACCAGTAACATTAGGCGCACTAACCCCAGCGATTTTTGCCAACTCGCCTTGGGTTAATTTCTTTTCTCTTCTTAAGGCGCGAATACGCTGACCCATAGTTTCTAGATTCTTCATATAAGTTATCTTACATCTTGCAAAAATAAGTTATCTTTGTTTTAATACTAAGAAATCTTATTTTTGAGGTTGAACAAATGACCAAACAAGAAGCTTTTGAGTTGCTTGGTGTAAATGGTGTTGGTTTAGCAAAATTATTAGGGATTGAACCTCCTGCTGTGTACCAGTGGTCAGATGAAAAAATCCCATTAGCTCGTGAATACCAGATCAGAGACTTAGCTAATGGTAAGGAGCCAATTAAGCGAACTAATGCAACCACCTAGGAATCACCATGAGCAAATTATCCGTTGATATATCTGCAAGTGCCAGAAATGACGCCTCTCGTATATTGCATGGCCTTGATATAAGCAATCAAAAAGAGATTGCTGAACATTTAAAGGTTGATCCAAGCACTATTACACGACTTAAAACAGACAAGAAAAACAATGGCTTGAATGAGATTGAAATGTTTTGCGAGCTATTGAGTTTGCTTGGATTAAAAGTCGTTCCTAAAGATTATCAAAGCATTGATAAAGAACGTGTAGCTGCACTTTTAGTTATGTCTAAGAGTTGGATGAACCGTATAGAAACGGTGGATGACTTATTTCATGACGAAATAAGTGGTCAAAAAGAAAAGCTTGGATATTAAAAAAGCCTGATCTCGGAAATCAGGCTTAGTTAATTCATCAATTTAGGAACCAATGAATATGCAAACTAATTTATCAAATCAACCAACAAAACACAATCAGCAAGATTTTTTACCAGGTGATGTGGTTGTACTTACCCCTGATGGTTCTAAAGATTATCTGCTGGAAGTTATTGAGCATAAATACACGAATGATTTACTCAGAGTAAAAATTATATCTTCTGGTGCTTGCGGACCAGTTCTCAAAAATCACATCCGCCCAGCAACAGTCGCAGAACTTAATGCCAAACGCCGACTAACAAGCGCTGAGCAAGCATTAGCGGAGGTGCCATGAATAGCTTTACACAGCAAATCAAAGATTCTCGTCAGCAAAGTGAAATCCAATCTTTTTATGAGCCTGCATTGCGAGTACTTGGCCAATTATTTGAATTGAAAAAGCAAAACTTACGCAATAAGGGTTATGACGAAAATAATGCAGCGGTGACCAAGGTTGAGTTTTCAGAGGCTATGGCTCGTCAATTTCGCATAACGCAGTGGTTAGCTCAGCAGATTGTAACCAGCTTAACCAAGGCGTGTTTGGTTGATTCTTTTGGTGGCTATATCAAGCCAAAGGGTGGTGAAAAATGAGATATGCAGCAAGAAGAAAACAGGATATATCCGTTTCCACCACACCGTTAGAGGTGGTTATTCCGCTTGAGCAACCGGTAAAGATCTATTCAGCCAAAGAATTAGCAGCAATGCCACTTTCGGTTATGAATGCAGCTATTGAAGCTCAGGAAAGATTTTATCAACTTGAAGAATTAACCCATATGGGGGGGCAAGCTATTACGGTTCGTCGCCTTATGGAAAATGGACACAAGCTGATTCAGGTAAAGGAAAAGTCCCGTACTCGCTACAAAATCAACAACGAATTTATTCCACCAAGAATTATTCGTCAGTTGGAAATGCGCGGATTAGTGAAGCTTGAAAGGGGAAATTAATGATTGCTATCACCTCTTCAAAGCCCCTTCGAACCCCCTTCAAAGGAGATAAATAACCATGCGTGACTATGGGAAAGTCTCACCACATTTCTGGACGGGGATTACGGGTAAAAAGCTTCGTCAAACACCTGAAGGCTTAATTGTCGCTATGTATTTAATGACAAGTCCTCACGCAAATATGCTTGGCTTGTATTACATGCCCCTTTTATACATTGCTCATGAAACTGGACTAGGCTTTGAAGGGGCTTCAAAGGGGCTTCAAAGTGCCTGTGAAGCGGGGTTTTGCAGCTATGACGAAGCAACAGAGACGGTATGGGTGCACGAGATGGCGCGTTTTCAAGTAGCCGAGTCATTAAAGCCAGCTGACAACCGCTGTAAGAATGTGCAAAAAGAGTATGACTCATTGCCGTCAAGCCCTTATTTGTCAAGCTTTTTCGATAAATATGCCCAAGCATTTTGTATGACCCAAAAGCGTGGCGAAAACGCCAAAATAAATAACCCCTTCAAAGCCCCTTCAAAGCCCCTTCGAAGCCAGGAACAGGAACAGGAACAGGAACAGGAACAGGATAATACACACACACCACCCGCGGCAGAAAATTTTTCAGCGGCAGAAGAATCTTGGAAACCAAATCGTGAACTTTTGCTGAATGTTCTTAGAACGTCACAGGTGGGAGCACAAGCTGAGCAAGTTTTAGAAATGCCAAATTATGAATTTCATCTTGGCAACTTCAACGCGCACTGGGAAAACAAAATCGACCTCACTGAAAACCAGCGCATTAGAAAATTTGCAACATGGTTGATTCAGGAATTCGCAAAACCGACAAAACCCAAGAAACAAAACTCATCAGTGAAAACTGCACCAGCACGAGACGTAAACAGTGCTTGGGGGAGTGCAAAACAGTATGCGCCAGCCACAGATGATATCGACGTAGGGGAGATGCTATGAATGCATTGAGCAAACAATTCAAAACTGAGCTGGTACAAACTAATCAGTTTTGCCCCAAACACAATGAGCTCATGATTTTATTAATTGGTCGTCCAGTTTGCCAAACATGTGCAAATGAAGCGTATGTGAAATCGCAAATTGAACATGCACACCAAGTCAACCTTATGGTGCGTGAAAAACATTTTGCCGGAGCAAAACTCCCTGAGCGCCACAAGGAAAGCGGATTTAAAAATTATGTGGTGAGTATCGATCCGCAAAAAGAGGCTAAAGCTGCTTGTCATAAGTTTGTTCAAGATTTTAATTCAGGGAAGAAGCGCAATCTGATTATGGTTGGGCGCACAGGAACAGGTAAAACCCATCTTGCATGTGCTATCGCACGTAATGTTTTGAACAAGCGCAGTTATGTTCGTTACGTCACCTCTGAAGATATGGCAAATGAAATTGCCACTGCATGGACAAAGCCTGATGACAATGAAGTAAATGCAATTTTTCGCTTCACGGACTGTGATTTATTGATATTGGATGAATATGGTTTGCATGACCAACACGAGAGTCGATTGCAGCTCGTTCATAAAGTTTTATATGCACGTTATGACGAAAAAAAGCCGACAGTTTTAATTTCCAACATGACGCTTCAATCAACAGACAAGGCGCAGGGTTTAAAGGAGAACTTGGGGGATCGTTTGTGGTCTAGGTTTCAGCATGATGGTTTAACAGTGGTTGAATGCGACTGGGATGATTTGCGTTTAGATGGGGCGAATGTATGAACTCCATGTCAAAAAATAAGTTATTCGGGTTGGCAGAAGATCGAACTGATGTGTGGGCAACGCCTCAAGATTTTTTTGAAAAATTGGATCGAGTATTTAACTTTGATTTAGATGTTTGTGCTCTACCAGAAAACGCCAAATGTGAGCGCTATTTCACACCTGAAATTGATGGACTAAAGCAAGAGTGGACCGGGACATGCTGGATGAATCCACCTTACGGCAAGGAAATCATAGATTGGGTTGCTAAGGCAGCGGAAACAGCAAGTAAGGGGCATACGGTAGTTGCACTAGTTCCAGTTAGAACGGACGCCCGATGGTTCCAAGATTACTGCTTAGGTAGGGAAATTCATTTTATTCGTGGTCGCTTAAAGTTTGGTGGTTCTAAAACAAATGCACCTTTTGGATGCTGTGTTGTGGTGTTCAGACCAAGCCTCATAGACGTCAATTGGGAGAAATCTGCATGAACAAATTCGAGATTTTAGCGTGGGGTTTACTCATTTCATTTTTCACAGCCGTTATTTGCGGGGCGGTGGTTTTGTGGTGGTTGGCGCGTAAAGAGCTTGATGAGAAAGGAGCCAGACATGAAAGCAACTAAATTAATTAGAGATAAAGGGCTGCAATACGCGAAAGAAATCGTTGATTCAGCCCCTTCTAATGCAACTGAGTGGAATGAAGGTTTCGAGTTCCAATGTGGTAAAAGTGTAGAGATTAGTAAGGCTGACCGAGAAAAATATTTTGTAGACCTTTCTGAACTCAAGCGTCTGGTGAAGTCAGTTGAAATTATTAATCAGGCTGGTGGTTATAAGGTTGTAAAAACTGCCATTTCTAACTATCGAGCTTCTGGTGACATGGTCACATTCTCAAGTTTAGAAAAGCGTTTGAAAGACTACGAATCAATATACGGGGATAGTGAAAATGCATAAATGCAACCAATGTGAAGCTGAGCAATTAATTAATTCGTATGGTGGTCTTCCAGAGACAAAGGCTTACCTGAGGCGTTATTTCAAGCTGAATGGTGGATTAAGAAATAAGTATCCAAGAACAGGCGCTTTGATAACTCAAAAGATGAATGAATTGCTGAGCGCAATTTTAACTGTAGAGGGATTAAATAATGGACAGTAAATGGATTGAAGCGCAACGCCGTGAAATGGAAAAGCTTATTTCACCAGAGCTAATCAAGTCGAGAGATTTAGCACGTCAAAGTTACTTCGATCAGATGGAAAAAGAAATGGCTGACCACGTATCACGCTCAATTGAACCACTCAGCGGTAAAAAGCAAAGCACTCTGGTTGAACTAAGTGAGTCAATTGAAAAACTGGCTCAGAAGTATAAACAAGATGCTCATTCATCCAGCCTTTTAGGTGATCAGGATAAAGCGCGAGTTTATAACTGCTTTGCTAATCAATTGGACCATTTGCTGAAAGGTGGTGCTTGATGTCATCAGTCAGCATTGCTGAATACCGTAAGTTATTTCCTATTAAGAAAAATAAAAAAGCGGCGTTCAGCAAAGCAAATTGCCAGACAACCAAGTGTGGGTGAAATGGTTCTGGCAACGCATTTAAGAGCATGCAAGATCGGTTTTGAACAGGAATATAAGTTCCATCCAAAACGCAAATGGAGAGCTGATTTTCTGATTACTGGTACAAAAATTTTGATTGAGGTTGAAGGCGGGATCTGGAGTGGAGGCCGCCATACAAGGGGCAAAGGCTATATAGGGGATATGGAGAAATACAACTCCGCAGCAATGATGGGTTTTACAGTTTTACGGTTCAGCACAGAGCAAGTTAAGTCCGGTATGGCATTAAAGCAAATTGAATTATTAATTAAGGGTAAATAGGAAGGCGATTATGTTGGTTGAAAAGTTTGATTTTATTGAGTTACTTCGCCTTGCTATTGCTCAAGGCAAAGCTGAAGGTAAGAAAATTTCTAAAGATGTTGTTTTAGGTGAATTAGCACTTTTATCACCAGCTGCAAAGCTTTGGGCCACTGTCTTGATTGAAAAGGTTGATTTTGAGCGAATCGCAATAATTACCCCAGCACAAAAACAGACTGAAACTTTTTACAGTAAGTATGATTTTAATTTTCAAACCGAGCGCCGTATTGAAGATATACCGGGTAAAGTCGAGTTTGTTCGTGGTGAGATTAAATCCGGTGATTTTTTCCGTGCGCGAAATAAATTAGCGGTAAAGATTCATGAAGAAATGGTAAAGAAAAAATTTACCCCTACTAATGCCCAAGGTGATCTTACTAATCTTGCAAAAGGAATTGCTGAGGTTGTTTTACGTGGCCATGTTTTTGTTAAGGCTATGTGTGGAGGATGCCAAGGAATAGGAAAACTCGAAACTTTTAATTCAAAAGGTTTTTCTGAAGGGGCAAAGTTTTGCGAAAAATGTAATGGAACTGGCAAGCGTCCATATACATTAAATGAAAAAATGAAAATTGCAGGAATTGTTGCCACTAAGACTGCTTACATAAAAAGCTATCAAAAGTTTGAGTTATTTGGAGAATCTATTGTTGCAGAATGGGAAAATGAAATTAGATCGCGTATTTCTCGTTCATTTCGTTTTGAACTTCCTGATACTCAAGAAACTTGTGCTTGACAGTTGGGTATACACTTGAGTATAAAGATTTCTAAAATGGGCGAAATGTAAAGTAATCGCCAGAATGAATTTAAGAGCTCGCCAATCGGTGAGCTTTTTTATTTTGTGCTATAGTCCAGTCTAATTAAAATCTGGTACTTAAAATGAATATCTGTGTTGGTGGTGAATTGGATGGGCAAAAGATAGAAAAAGAAGGAAGATTGCTTAAAGCTTCAGATATCGACCCATCTTTTAAAACTGAGTACTACAAGCAAGTTTTTAACCGCGACAATACGGTGTTCCATTTCTGGCTGCCAATTGGATCTGACTTACATGATATGTCTGAGAAAGTTCTAAATATCCTTAGAGCACCTAAAAACTAGTTTTATCGTTTGCCGGACGTATTACGGCGCAAATGGCCTCGCTAAATATCGATTATTGGCGGGGCTTTTTCTTTTTGGAGTATGTATGACTGAATTTCAAAAAATTACGAATGAGATTAGACAGCTTCAAATAGAGCTAAACCATTTGGGAAGTTGCAATACAAAAGGTTTAAATACAGAACAGATCGCTCACCTAGATGAGCGATTTTTTTTGGCCATAGCAAAGCAACATAAATTAATTGCTCGTCTCAACAGTAAGCCAGAGGGCTTTTTATAAGAGGCTAGAGGTATGGATGATAAAGAGTACTTTTGGCTTACACAAAAAAAAGAGCTCAAAACGAAACCCAAATCCAGACCACTGCCTAAAGCTAAAGAAAAATATCTCGAGGCCGAAGAAACCTTATTTCAAGAACTAGAAGAGCATCGAATTGGTTATAGAAGAAAATTTCAATTTGAATCAACAAAAAATTGGCGGTTCGATTTTTATATTGTGAAGTTGAATCTTCTTATAGAAATTGCTGGCAGTCCGTGGGCAGTTGGCCGAGGTGGCACAAAGATAGCAAATTCATTTAATAAGTATGATCTAGCACTAGACCGAGGTGAACCATACCGGGTTTGCCGGAGACCTTTTTATTTAAGTTAGGCCACCTGACCTAACGGGTTAATCTTATCATAGTACATTGCTTCAAACTCAAAAGGCGATACATAACCCAGTGCACTGTGTACACGCTTTTTATTGAACCAATCTACCCAGTTTAGTGTCGCAAGTTGTACATCTGCTAAACCTTGCCAA